GTGTCGCGGATCTTCGCATATTCTTCCAGGTTCTGCAGCGCAGGCCGCAGAAAATTCTGCACCTGCATGTCGGCGAATAGTTCGCCCAGTAATTTTTGATCGCCGCCTTTGGTGATCCGGTTAATCTCTGCGATCGCCGCTTCGATCGGGTTCTCGCCTCTGGATTGTGCGCCAGTTACAACTGCGTTTAAATCGGATCCTAACTTCTTGGCTTTCCCCAGTGTTTCAGGTGAAAGGATTTTGCCCAGGAAATTGTTCATATTGTTGGCGGCTTCGCTAGACGTTGCCGCGCCTTTCCTGGCGATCTGCAAATAGGCCGCCATTGATGCAGTTGCATCCTTGCCGGTAAACTTCAACGCCTGGAACGCAGCGCCCAAAACAGGCAGTTCGCGCGCCATATCCTTGAATTCGAAGTTACCTTCTTTGCCTGCCTGCACTAGCGCATCCAGTGCGCCTTGCATTTGTTTCGAGTCAATTTTAAGCGCGTCTTGCAGTGTGAATGATGCCTTTGCGACGTCTTCAATATTGGCAGCCGTTGCCGTTGCTGTACGGCCGATCGTTTCCATGTTCTTTTGTGCTTCGCCGACGTTCTGGCCGGCAGCCACTAGGAAACCTAGCGCGTTTTTCATCGTGTCAGCAGACTGGCCAGTGCGATCAGATAGCCGGACGATTTCCAGCCCCATGCCGATCACCTGGCCGCGCGTCATGTCGGCGGTGTTGCCGATCGCTTGTAGGTCATAATTGAAATCTGACGCGGCTTTAAATGCGAAACCAACAGGCAGCGCCATGGCTGCACCAGCCACAGCAGTGTCGCGGATCTTGCTGCGCAGTTCTTCCTGGCGGTGCCGGTTGTCGGTGATCTTCTTTTCAACGGCCAGCAGTGATTCCTGGGCGCGTTTCAGTTCGTTGGTTTTGGTGACAAGCTGGCCCAGTTCTGCGCGGTACTTGCTCGCGTCTGCGCCTGCCTTTTCGGCCTTTTTGATTTCAGAATTCAAGGACCGCTGGCTGCGTTCCACTTCGCGCAGCGCGGATCCTACTTCGCGAAATTTAGATTTTGTTTGTTCTACTGCAGTGCGAAAATCGCTGGTAACAGTACCGCCGATCGCAATAACTGCGGAAAGTTTTTTATTCGCCATTTATTGCCTCGGCAGCCCATTAAGAAACCATAAAAAACGGCTTGTTCGCATTCGTTCAATTTCCGCTAGTGACCAGCCCGTATGGCTGGCCAGTGCTAGAATACCGCCGCGGATAAACTCGGCATTCAGTCGATAAAAGACACGTAAGCAGACTGTAGCCGCTTATAATCGCGCATGCTCATGCCGCGAACGTCATCTGGCGAAATCTCGCATAAGTTTGCCAGCGTAGTGATCTCGCGTGTTGCGTCGCTGCCCTGGATTGCTCCGGCCGCTTCCTGATCGCGCACGGTTGGTTCGCGCATGCGCAAGGTGTCAGTTTTAACGCCTGCGACCTCGACCGGCCGGCTTAGTTTGACGTCCACAAAACCGTCGCCAGGTGTCAGGATCTTCGCTTCTGTTTTCGTAGTCATTTTGATCTAGCCTCTTAAAATGGGCCGGTCATTGCCAGCCCTTTGCTTTGGGTTTTGGTTTAGATTGCCAACGCGGCGCGGGTGTCGGCCAGCTGGTCAACGCCAGCAATGATCCGCACCATGTTTTCGGCGTCGATAACGTGGATCGGGATCGCGCCGTGCGTCATGCTGTAGAAACTCAACGTCATATCGACTTTGAGCATTGGCGGTTCGCCAGGCTTGCTGGTGCCAGGGTCCAGCGCTGTGACCTTGCCGCGCATAATATGCGTGACCGCTGTCACTGTGCCGTCTGCTGATTCCAGCGCTTCGCGTGCGATCAGTGGTACGCTGTCGCCTACCTTCAAACCGAACAGCGCCAGCACCATGGCGTCATAGGATTTCATGCTGAAATCACAGGTCATTTTTTCCATGCCCATATCGAGATCGATCGGCACGTCCATGCCACCAGCGCGAAATTCGCTGGTGACTAGGGTCATTTTCGGGGCGTTGAATTCTTCGATCTGCCCTGCATAGCCGCGGCCAGCAATGAACAAATTGAAATTCTTGCGAATGTCACGGGCTGCCATATCAGAAGATCTCCTGGATATAATCGTTAGTCAGCTGGCTGCGGAAAGTCACATGCTCAGCAGGGTAAACCGGTGTAAAATCGAAATCGAAATACACTTTACCTTGTGCGATCTGGTCCGCAGTATTCAGATCAGGATCCGCCCAGCATTCGCCGCCCAGTATAGCACCGATCGTTTTCAGGTGGCGCAGGTAATTGTTTACGCCTTCCGTCACGTCGCTGATATAGTTCTTAGTGATCCCGCGGTCTACTGCCCACAGGTGTGCGCGCATCAAACTGTCGTTGATAATGTCGGCGGTGCGAACTACGCACAAAAACGCCCACTTTGGATCGCTTGACAGCGTGCGGTTGCCCCACAGGCGCCAGCCGTTCTGGCGAATGATTGTGGCCACCTTGGATTCGTTCAGCAGGTTAGCGCGGCTGCTCGAATCGCCCATGGTGAAATCGATCGGCCGACCAGTGCCCACGATGCCGTTGATCGTCTGGTTAGATGGCGACCACCAGAAACCGCGTTCATTGTCTGACTTAGCGATCAAGCCAGCAACGCACGGCGACGCCCATTCTGTGACCGGTTCGCCTTCGTCGTCGGTTTTGATAACTTTAGGATCCACCACAAAAACGCGCTTGCTGCCGAAGTCGCCAGCGTAACCGATCACAGCTGTGTCAGTTGTGTTTGGACCGTCTGCGATAATTACCGCGCGCATGCGTTCAGCAATGCCGACAAGCTCAGCAACTACAGCGTTGCCAAGTGTGCCATAGCTCGCAGTTGCTGCAGCGCCTGAACCGCCACCGCCAGAAAATGCGATCGTCGGTGCGCTAGTGTAACCGGTGCCTGGGTTTGTCACCTTGACGCTGATCACCTTGCCGGCGTTCGCGCCAGTGCCCAGAACTGCGACAGCCGTCGCACCAGTGCCGCCGCCACCAGTCAGCCCAACAGTCGGCGCGCTGGTGTAGCCAGTGCCCTGGTTGGTGACGGTGATCGCTGTGACTGCGTTCGAACGGCGCGTGTGCGTAAAACCTGGCGCCAACAAAATGCGCGGCTGGAAACCCACGACGGATTCAGCGCCCAGGAACGCGTGAACGCCTTCATAGTTGCCGGTTGTGGCGTTAACGCCGCCCAGGACGTTGGCCAGGGTCGCGGTTGCGTCTGCGCCTTCTTCAACTCGGACCACGACAACAACAGCGCCGGCCTGATCTAAAATAGAATCAAGCGCAGCTGGTAGCGTGCCCAGGCCGGTGCCTAGTGTGTCCAGCAGTGACGCTTCGCGGCGGTTGCCTGCGATCAAAACTGGCGTGTTAAGTGGGAAAGCGCTGACGTCGGCGCTCGGTGCGGTGCCAACGATGCCGATCACGCTGGATCGGACGGTGGCGATCGGGCGTGATCCGGTGTCAACCTCGACCACCTCGACGCCATGCAAAAAAATTTCTGACATTTGATTTTCCTTAGTGCTGGCAAAGTTGTGCAATGCTCGCACCATGTTGGCCGCGATCTGGGGTTGCTTCCTCTTGTGGGATTTCCCCAAAAAAAAGGCCGCCCCGAAGGACGGCAAAGGCCAGGGTCAAACAGTTAGGTTTTAATGATCTGGTTTAGTACGATCGTCGGTTGGGCGTTCGGGTGTGCTTCGCCTGAACCGATGTTCTGCGTAACGGTTGATAGCGTGGTGTTGCTGTTGCCTGAACTGGTCACATAAGTGGTGCCGCCGTTGTTTGAAATGCCGCCATTGCTCTGCGCGTATGTCGGGTGACTGTGCGCTGGCATTTGGGCTGCGCTAAGAGTGTGCCGATCGGCGCCACCAGTCGCGCCAAGTGTTGCGCCGTTTATGCCAGGGTTTCCCGTTCCGGCATTGGTCAGCCTGCTGGCTGCGGCCCCGTTCATATCGTCTTTGCCAGCAGCTACGCGGCCGCGCAGGTCCGGCACGTTAAAAGTGGTTGACCCGTCGCCGGCGCCGAATGTCGTACCAATAGCGGCGAACAGTCCCGCGTAGGTAGTCCGGTTAACGGCTTGGCCAGCGCATAACAGCCAGCCGGCTGGTGCGGTCGAACCGGCGAATGGCAAAACAATGCCAGGCGCCAGCAGTTCTAAAGATCTCAATCAATGTTCACTCCCATGGTTATGCAGTGCGCTGCCACATTGCGACGGTGAAATATGGCGGCAGGTGCGCGGCCTGCATGGTGTTGAAATTGTGGTTATGCGTGCCGTCTGTTGTGACGCCGTGCGTGTGCTGGCCATCGTTTGCGACGGCGTGCGTGTGCGTGCCTGAACTTGCAATGCTGTGGTTGTGCGCCGGTTCTTCTGTGACGCTATGCGTGTGCGCCGCCTCGGCTGCAATAGTATGGCTATGCGCTTCGCCGCCACCAGCTGGGCTGGTAGTCTTGTCGATATACATAAACATATTATTATCTAAATCGGTATCGGCCGCGCCTAGATTATTATTATAGTTTTGCGGCGCCGCTTCTTTATAGGTCGCAGTGATCAGCGAACCGCCAGCCTCTGAATAGTACCGATCGCGGTAGTCGTGATCGTGGGCTGGGATCTGCGCTTCGGTCAGCGTAGTGTTTCCAGCGTTGCCGGTATGGTTGTGCGCGCCTGCTGCGCCGGTGATACTGCCGTGCGCGTGCGCGCCTGCGTTGCCGGTTGTGCTTCCATGGTTGTGATCGCCGCCTGCTGACGTGACCGCGCCGTGGTTATGCTGGCCAGCTGCAGCGGTTGCGGCGCCATGGTTGTGCGCGCCGGCGTTTTCGGTTGAGCCTGTGTGCCAGTGCAGCTTCTGGCCGCCAGTTTTCCCCATGGTGTTGAAATCGGTGTCTGACGCATCCAGGCCGAAGATCGCGCGACCTTGGCCGACCTGTGCCCAGGTTCCGTACCCAAACAGCTGCGCAGGGTGCGCCGATAGTCCCAGCATGACGATCTGGCCAACAGGCACCGCCTGGATTTGTCCCGACGGTTCATTTTGCGCGACGGTGATCAGCGTGCCGGCTGGGTACGCCTGCGCCAGTGTGATCTGCGTCGCGCTGTTCACTGTGTAACGCGAACGCGGCAGCCGAATGCCGTCGATATAAACCGCGGCGCCCATTGTGGTGGCTGTTGCCAGTGTAACGACAGTTTGCACGCCGGTTAGCGTTTGCGTTTCCTCGATCACGTTCACGGTGACATTTACCGCGGCCGGATCGCGCCATTCTGTGTCGCCGTCTAGGTTTGATTTTTTGGCCAGAACTTGGTTCGTGGTTCCGCCTGGAAAAAGCGCGTCGATCGCAAAATTCGCTTCTACCCAGTCGCGCGTCGCTAGGATCAGGTTTGACGCAGTCAGCTGGATCACTGTCGTGTTGCTGATTGCGACAATTAAACGGATCACCAGTTCAGCCGCAGCGTTTTCAACTACTGACGGTTTCTGAATTGCCGGCGTTGAACCAACAGCAAACAGCTGGCCGTCACTGTCAAACAGCGCAATTTCGCGAACGGTAAAACCGCCAACGGATTGCGGCACCACCAGTTCAGCCACCAGTTTGCCTTCGCTGTTGATCGCCACTTGGTTAGCTGTGGCGCGGTAACGCTCATTCACCAGCGCGGTTTGCGTCTGGCTTGGGATCGTCGCGCTGCCGTTGCCGTCGCCGATGGCGATCTGGCCCATGGTGATCTGTGTGCCGCCAGCTAGTGCTGCGGTGATCTTCGCCAGGCCGGCGTTTGTGATCAGTGTGATATAACTCATTGCTTCGCCTTATTTGGAAAATGAAACCGAAATAATGCCGCCGCCCGGCATTGATGGCGGGGCGCTTATTGGTGTTAATGTTGTTCCGTTTACTGCATAGGTTCTGTGTTGCGGGTTCGAGCCAGACAAACCGACCGACAGTACGGTGCCGTCATGGTTGAACTGCAGATCGTTGATCGTATAGCTCGCCAGCGGAAAATCCGCGACCTTCGTCAGCGCGTTGCCAGAAACTGAATAAATTATGATGATCCCAAAACAGCCAACAAAACACAGCGAACCAGATCGGTTAAATGCGATCGCGCTTGGTTGGCCTGGCGGCAGGTCAGCAGGGTTTGCGTGCTGCGTGTGCGCCGTTCCGGTGATGCTTGTAACTGAAATAAACGGCGAATTCTGGTGGCCACTGACCAACAGATCGGACACTGGGCTGAACGCCATCTTGTTGCTGAACTGTGGCAGCGCTGGCGTTGGTGCCGTCAGTTTTGCAAACACGTCGCCGGTTCGCCTGTACACGATCACGCCTGGCGTTGTTGAACCGCCGCCAAGCGCGACCAGTGAACCGTCCCGATTCCATTCCACGCAAACAGTTTGCACTCCGGCGTTTGCTGGATCCGGCAGTTTGGCGAACGTGTCGCCTGTGCGTTTGTAAAAAAATACGCCGGCGTCAAACGTGCAGTTTGCTGCCAAGTAAACGCCGTCAGGGCTGAATTTCGGGCGTTGGGTTCCGTTGCTTGGCTGCACTGCAAGCGCTGGCAGTTTGGTGAACGCGTTCCCGTTCCGCTTGTAAATCATGATCTTTTCTGTGCTGCCTGAACCCACAGCAAGATAATTACCGCCAACAGAAAGATCGACGCTGTTCAGGCTGCTGCTGGGCATGACGTCAGGATTTGCCAGTTTGGTGAATGTCTGTTCTTCAACTTTATAAACTGCGACCAGGTTGCTTGTTGAATCGCCAACGGCAAAAAATCCAGTGAACGAACTGGATAGCACTGCGGACGCGCTAGACTCTGCGAACGCTCCACCTTTCAGCAACAACGGCCGGCCGCCAACAACGGACAACGCGCCGCCTGTGGCGCAATAAACGCCATATAGCTGCGCAGCTGCGCCATAGAATAAAACCGGTGCATTGCTGGCCACGCGTAGGCGCGCCAGGTGGCTGCGGGTGTTCTTCGATTCTTCGATTAGCCTGGTGGATTCGCCGAAAATGTCAGACGTGATCGGCGAGAAACCCGCGTTAATGTCAACGGTGAACGTGTACGGCGCCAGGTCTGCTGGTTGTTGAAACCATTCGATCACGCTGCTGTCGTAACCAAGCGCGGCCAGGCTGGCTTTCACCGCTGACAGCGTGCCTTTTGTGCTGTGAATAACGAACGACGCGGCGATCGTGTCGCGCTTCTGTTGTTCTGACCAGTCGGCGTTCCACTCGTCAACCGACAGCGCCCACGCCAGCCACGGCAGCAAGTCCGCAGGGCACGTTTGTGGGTTCCAGGTTTCGCGCGTCTTCACTGGGATCGCGGTGATCCGTTCAGTCGTTCCGGCCTGCGCTACTTCCTGTTTTGTCGCGTTTGGCGGCAGTAAATTACTCATTCCGGCCGCCGAAATTAATCTGGATCATTGTGCAAAATGCCGCCTCATGCGCGCCCATCACCAGCGCAGCGGCTGGCTGTGATAACTCGACGCGCTGAACGCCTGCCAGGTGCAGGGCTGCGTATAAACCTGAGATCGTCACGTCTACGCCCAGCCGGTGGCTGTTCGCGGCGAACCGTTCGGCTGACGCCTGCGCGGCTGCCATGACCACCGCGCTGTCTGGCCCTGGGAACAGGTACAGCGTGGCAATGATCTGGTAATTGTGGATCGTCGGCCCTTGAACCAGTACCTGGTCAGTTAGCGGCCGAACGCTGTCGGATGATAACCGCGCGCCCACAGCTGCCAGCGTGCCGGCGTCTGGCGTTCCGTTTCCGGTCCGGCTTAGGACAGTAACGACAACTTGGCCAGGCACTGGGCTGATCGCGCTCGCGTCTTTGACGTCGCCGTCAGCGCTCAGCGCGTGATAGATATATGCGCCCGAAGGGCCGGCAGTGCTCAGCGATTCCCACGCCAGCAACGCGCGCCGGCGCAGTTCGTTGTCAGTTTCATAAACGGCAGCCACCGGCGGGATCGCGGCCAGGTCTTCTGGTATCACGATCAGCCGTTCCATGTTCAGCAGCGCCACCAGGTTGTCTAGGTCGGTGCCTGCTGCATACGGCAGCATAACCGCGCGCGCTGACTCGTTGCAGCGTTGGCGGATCAGGGTTTCGCGGTACGCGCAGACTTCCAGAACTTTGAACGCCGGATCCGATTCCACCAGCGCGGTGAATGTCGGATCGCGCAGCTGCAGATCTGCGATCATCTGTGCAAGGATTGTTTCAAAGTCGATCTGTTCTACGACGTTCGGCGCCGGAACATTCGACAAATTAATAGACGTGTAAGTGCTGGCCATTATTCAATTATGATTCCGTCTAGTTTAATCGTTTGACCGTCGATCAGGTACTTCCCGATCATGTCCAGTTCTACGCGCCCAGGCGTGGCCGTGACGGCTTTAACGCTCAGCAGTTCGAAGCGTGGCTCCCATTGTTCCAGCGCTTCGGCTGTGGCTGCGTACAGTTCCAGCAACGTGCTGCGGTTCATTGGCGCGTCGATCAGTTCGAACAGGCGCGATCCATAGTCGCGACGCATTACCCGACTGCCGATCGGCGTTGTCAGTATGTCTTTTATGCTTTGGCGCAGGTGTTCAATGCCTGCCAGGCTTTTGCCTGTTTGGGAGTTTGATCCGTTCATGCTGGCCATGATGTACGGCCAGCGCGTGCGGCTTCCTCTTGTGGGTTTTCCCTAGATCGGTGCGGCTGTGTTCGCGCCGCCAGGCGTGACGCCGCTGTGCGCGTGCGTTGATCCTACGTTCTTGCTGTTGTGCGTGAATGCGCCGCCTTGCGCAGCAAAATCGCCGTTGATCACAGCGCCGCCGGTGCCGGTCATGCCTTGGCCATACGTGATCGAACCTGCCACCGCCAGATCGCCTGTGCAGGTCGTTGTCGGCGTGTTCAGTGTCACGGTGCTGCTGGCGTTCACTGTGGCGTCGGTTGTGTTGATCTCCGCGCTGGTTTCAGCGTTCACGGTTGCCGCCTTGCAATTCACCACCACGTTGCCAGCGCCTGCCACTGTCACGGTTAGCGTGTTGCTGGCGCTGTCGTATTCCACCACGCTGCCGTCAGGGTAGATCGTCGCTTCTTTGTCCTTGCTGGTGCTCGCGGCTGGGTGATTGTCCTGGTACAGCGAAAACCCGACAACGGCCTGCGCGGTATCGCCGAACGGCGAGAACAAAACCACCTGTTCGCCAACGCTCGGCATACTGGTGGATCGTGTTGTGCCAGCGCGTGCTGCGCCCCAGGGCAGCCAGGCTGTGGTCAGTCCGCCGGTTGTAACCTTCACGCGCGCGGCGGCTTCGTCTAGCTCAGCGATCCGCCCTACGCGCACCACATTGGCCAGCATGCGCTGCATTTCTGACAGTTCAAAACTCATGGTGCCACCTGCACATAATCATCCAGGTGCGCCGGTCCGATCTCTGGCGCCTGTCCCATAAATACGATCGACGGCGTCACGCCTGTGTCATTCCAGGCGGTTTCGCCCAGGTTGATCAGCTGTCGCCATTCGACGCGGAAAATTTCGAACTGGTCCAGGTTCGTGTCGCGCTGGCCTGCGGTAATGCTCGCGAAATCGTCTTCATACGCGCCCACGGGCAGGCACTCCCCTGTCGGCAGTTTCTTGCCTGGGTTCGCCGGATCGGTCCATTTCCGCTTGCGCAAGAAACCCATAAACGCGCCAGCCAGATTCCTGATCGAATTCTTGGCGTTCGCCTGTCTGAAACTGACGATCAGCTGCGCTTCGAAATGCGCATAAACCGCGATCTGTTCAGTGCCTGGATCCTCGTCTTCGGCGGCTTCCAGTTCGGTCAGTGTTAGTAGGCAGGCCGGCGTCGGCAGTTGTGTGCGCTCAGCACGATAAAATTCGACGGTTGCCAGCGTTGGGAATTTCGCCCGAATGTCGGCAACGATCGACGCGTGCAGCGTGTCTAGGTTGATCCCTGTGTCAATGTTCATTTTTCGCCCAGTTGGTAATTTACGCGCGCGGCCAGGTCGCGCCTAAAATGCTTCCAGAAAATTTCCTCTGTCTGCACAAAAATTTCGTCTTCGATGAAAACGATCGCTTTGTCTTCGATCGGCATGCCTTGTTCGATAATGCTTAGCCGCTTTTCCGTTTTCCGCTTGAATATCGTGTTTTTGCCGGCGAACTTACTGTGGCCGACGAATGCGCCTTCAAACTGTTGCCCGTTAAACGTGGCGCCAGTTCCTGTTTTTCGCGCGCGACCTTTGAACGCTGAAACTGGCAGATCGTTTAGGCCGTACCACAGCCCGAATTCCCCGCCTTTGGTGCCTGCTTTCAGCGACTTCAAACGACGCCGCAGCGCTTTGGTGCTACGCAGCGCCAGTTCCTTGGTCAGTCCTTGGCTGGACAGTTTGCGCAGGCTGGCTTCGGTCCTGCGCAGTGCCCTGCTTAGTGCTGATCTGATCTGCTTTTCGCTGGCGCCGATCTCGTTGCCAACGTCCTGCAGACCAGCCAGATCAATATTTAAGTGCAGCATTCTGAACCGCCAGCATGACTGTGCCCATTCCGGTGCCATCAGGCAGCGCGCTGGTCATCACGTCATAGTCTTGCCCATCCACGCGCACCACGTCGCCGCGTTTGACGTGCGCCAGGTCTGACATTTTACCCATGATCCGCGGCTGGCTGCTTTCTGCGTCATATTCGCCCAGCTGCGCGTTAAAATAAGGATCGTCAAAAATAACTGAAACGGTTCGGCGCTGACCAGTCGAAAAAAGCAAAACGGCAGGTGTTGCAAACCCGCCGTTTTCATCGGTGGCCAGGAAATCGTCCAGATTTTCCCAGCTAGGCGCGCCCATTAGCTTGCCTGCTTACTGCCGACCAGCTGAACAGAACGAACCACAGAAGTGGCGCCGCCAGCAAGGGTGTCAACTACGCGCACAAACTTCTTGAACTTGTCAGCATTCACCAAAAATTCCTGCTGACCAGTCGCTGCAACAGTCGTAACCGCTGCGAACGTGTCGCCTGTGTCTGTCCAGCCTGTCGATCCGTCGTCGCTGTGCTGCAGCTTGGTCACGCTGGTGCCAGCGTTCACCACGCCAGAATTCAGAACGATTTTCGCGAAGCTGTGGAAATCTTGGATATTCACAGCGGCGCCGTTACCGGTTGCCGTAATGCTGGCAGCGGTTGCCAGTGATAGCGTTACAATTCCGCGCATAATTTATTCCTTAGTCTTTGCAGCTTTGATCGCTGCAACAATATCAGCCTTGACCATGCGATCGTTCGTTTCCGCGCCAGCTTCTTTGGCCAGTGCAAAAAGTTCGTCTTTGGTCAGTTTCAGCAGGTCGTCGTCGCCTTCGTCCTGATCTTCGTTTGGTTCTTCGTCGCTTTCCACCAGCGTAGCTTTGCCGCGGTGCAGAAAGTTTTTGGCTTCCGCTTCGCTGACTTCGACGGTTTCGCCTGCGGTGCAGATCACGCCATCGATCACCAGCGCGCTGGTCAATTTCAACAGAAAGGTTTTCTGTGACATAAATTTTCCCCAGGATAAGGACCGGCGAACCGGTCCCGATCAATTAGTTACCGAAACAGATTGATTCGACGCGACGCAGTGCAGTGTCCACGTCCTGGAATACTACGACGCGAACGCCGCCGGATTTGCTCAGGCTGTACGGGTCAACAGTCAGATCCAGACCGCCCCACATACCGATAATCAGATCCGCGAAGTTACCGAAAAACAGTTCCCCATCAGCGATCTGGTTGGTCACTTCTGTGCGGTAGCCGTTCACGGTGTTGCCTGGTTCCCAGATCACCGACTCGGTGCCGCTGCCGAATTTCGGCGTGGTCTTCGCGTTGCCGCGCCACTTCGCGTTCCCGACGTAACCCATCTGGGCAATATCGGCGTTGTCGCTGGCGATCTCTGATTCCATCTGAACCAGTTCCGCATAAGTCGGCCAGGTGCTTGCGAAGTTAACAGCGTTGATGCCTGTGTAAGACTTCAAACCGCGCGGCTGGTTGGCCGTGCCGCTGCCGTAATACGCAGCGAAGTCAATCGCCTGGGCGATCGCGTTGGTCAGGTCGTTTCGAACGATGCTTTCAGCGCTCAGGCTGTTTTGCATCATCAAACGGCGCGTAATGTCCGTATAAGCTGCCACAGTCTTTGGCGATAGCTCGATCTGGCCCAGGCTCGGTGATCCTTCCTGCGCGTCGTCGCCTTCACCTACCCAGTAAGCAGTCGCGCCACCGGTTTGGCGTGGAATGTCCACGTTACCGACCAGGCCGCCCATAACAGTGGCCATACGCATGATCGTGGTCTTGTTGCGCAGCATGTCAATGAACGAACCGCCCATGAACGTGGTATCAACCAACACGTTGCCGGTCTGTGAACCTGCAGGCGTGTTAGGCGCGCCGCCAGTGTTGAACGCGCGGCCCAGTACGTCTTCAGGCACCAGAATGCCTTGCGCCGTGCGGCCGAACTGCTGTTCAACAGCGCGCGAACAGTCACGCTCAAACGCAGCTTCACGCTGGAACTGTTCGTTCGTCGGATTTGCCAATGCGCGGATCGCCTTAAACATTGAATACTGACGCACTTCTTTGTCAGTCAAACCAATTTCAGGGCTTGGCATTTCGCTCAGTGGCTTTGAACTGCGCTCGCCGTTGCCGCCAGCCTTGCCGTTCTGGCCGTTGATATGGTCCAGCGCCAACGCGCGGAACTCGTCAACGGTCTTGTTGTCGATCAGTGCCTGGCGTGCCAGTTCTGGGCAGTTGTACTTATCGCCCATGCTCAAAATTGCTGCAGTGCGTGCCTGCACGTCGGCTTCTGCCTTGCGGCGTGCTGCTTCAACGTCCTGGCCTGCGCGCTCGATTACTTCAAGCACCTGCGTAATATTGCCGGCAGCGTCAACCAGTGCGCGCACCAGGTTGCCAGCGGCGTCCCGCAAAATCTTTTCCATTCTAATATCCTCAGTTTTCAGTTTTTCTGCCGGTTTGTCAGTAATGGCAGTTTGAATTTGGCGTGTCTGGTCGTCCTCTTGTGGGATTTCCAGCGCGCGACCTACGCCAACGGACGGATCCGCCGGCACGCTTACAAAACTAATTTCGAACGGTTCCCAGCGTGTGATCCGGTAAACGTCCAGATCGTCGCCGCGCGTTTCCACCAACTTGGCAGCGTGTACGCGATAACCGACCGAAACGTGCCGCCGGATCTTGTCGATCACATCCTGAAAAATCTCATTCGCTCGCACGCTTCGCCCGAAACGCACCACAGCACGGCCCCGCCGGTCTGCGTCAATGCGAACAGATTCCACGACGCCGATCTGGTCGCCCCAGTCGTGATCCATCAGAACAGCGCCGCCGTTCTGCAATCGCGCCAGGTCAACGCTGGCAGCATCGTGATCCAGAATTTCAATACCGAACCAGCGCTGCACCTCGATTTCTGACGAAAACGCCAGTTCAACCGTGCGCGCTGCTTCGTCTACTGTCAGCACTTCCATTTCGCGCTGCAGCGTGCCTTCCTTGTTAAAATCAGGCAACGCTTTGCCGCTGGACGCATCGCGCCGCAGAAACAAATTTTTAAGATCAATTTTCATTTTTTGGTCCTGTTGGTGCTGGTTTTTCCGGCTGTTTTCCCATGCTCAGCAGCACCAGTTCGGTGGCTGTTTTTTCGTCCAGACCTTCCGCCACGTATGCGTCGATCATCGCTCGCACGTCGCGCGCAGCTTCGGCCCAAACGGTCTGCGGATCCTGTCCTTGTTCGCGAATTATGCGGCCGGCGCTGGTCAGCATGTTGTTTTTACTGTCAACGGCTGATTGCACGTCTGCGCGCGGGTCAATCCACTGCCAGCGGCGTGCCTGCCAGGTGATCGCGCTATAACGATCGATCCGTTCTGCGCGCAGTGGTCTGCCCTTAACGGTGATCCGGCCAGCCAACAGCATGCGCGGGATCCACGCTTCGAAAACAGGCTGCACCAGTTGTTCGATCAGCCATTCCTGCAGATCTTTCCAGTGTTCGCGTTCGTCCAGCGTGCCTTGCCGGATGCTTGAAAAGTTTACGCCTTCCAGGTCACTTGACAGGTTATTATATAAAACGCCAAAACCTGCTGACATGCTGCGCAATGCTCGTTTCATAAACGGTTCAAATTCGCCGTTCGGGTAATTTGGGTTCGTTTCCTGAACTTCGGCGCCCTCTGGCAGCACCTGCCATTCACCTGGCTGGCTGTCCACCATCAGTTCTTCGTTGTCGTCCAGTTCTGGCCCAAAACCGTCTTTCCATTTAATGAAACCCAGCTTGTTGGCACCGGCGCGCGCGTTCACGATCGCGGCTTCTTCCATCGCTCCCAGCTGGCGCATTCTAAACAGGGCGGTTGCCATCCATGGCAGGCCGCGTTTCTGCCCGACCATGTCGGACAAAAACCCATGCACGATCTGATCTGCTGGCACTTCAACGTAATTTTTGCCGCCGTGGCTGTACGTGCTTTCGGTTTCGTCCACTGTGCTGAAAAAATATGACAGCGGCCGGCCGTAACGATTGAACCGGATCCCATGGCGAATGAATTCGCCACCGCGCAGGTTCTTGTCGTTCATTCCGACGTCGCAGCGCTGTGGATCCAGGATCTGAACTGAGAAACCAAACGGCCCAGCATCACGGCCGAAAATCAGCCGCAGCATAAATTCGCCATCTTTGGCCGCGCTGTTCACGCATGCCGCCTGAATTGAACGCCAGGACATTTTCCCAGTGACGTCGCAATTCTGTTTTTTGGTCCATTCTGCCCAGGTTTTTTCGATCGCCTGGTTGGCGAGTGTGTCCAGCTTACCTTTGTCGTCGGTGCTCTGTGCCTGCAGCTGGACGCCTTGATGGCCGACAATGTTCTGGCGCGCCATGCGCAGGAAAGATCGACCGTAGTCGTTATTTGCTGACTGTTCGCGCGAACGTGCCACCAAAACGCGCTGATTCCGATCGATGATCTGATCCGCGGTCAGTGGTGTGCCGCCCCAGCCTGAATTCAGCCGCGTGTCCTCTGCTGCGCTGAACATGCGCGCCATTGCTGTGCGCATAAACGGACGGCGCGCGGTCTTTTCAACCGGCGCGGCTGCCTCTGGTGCTGATCTTTTGAAAAATTTAAACACTTAGCGAAACCTTACGCGGACAGTGCCGCCGAATAAATTTTTACCACGCGCCGCAGCCTTTTCCTGGCGAACTTCTGCGCGGTAAACGTCGCGCAATTTCAGCAAGTCAGCGATCGGCGTGCGGTATAGTTCGCGGTTGTTTATGCGGTAACGCTCTTGATCCAGCGTTGCGCGTTTCTCCACCACAGCTTCGATGGCTTCCAGCGTTCGCTGCGCGTGCGTGCGGCCGTCGTAATTTTCCCCAGCTGCAGCCAAATCCGGCGCAATAGTCAGTTGACCGGCTTCGACTTCGACCGTTTCGGCGCCATCAGTCGCGCGGACGGTGTACCAGTAAACGCCAGGCGCCCAGTTCGTTGTCGTTGCTGCAGTGGCCGCGAAACGGTGCTGGGTGCCTTCGGCTGTGGCCGTTAAATTGATTGCTGCAGGACCGCGCAGCGACGCCGTCAGTGTCCAGGTTGGTGCCTGGTACGCTGTCAGCGTGATCAACTGGCTAAATGTCAGCCCTGCGCTGATTTTGTCGGGTAGTATCACCAGTTATTTGTCCATGATTTGCGCCCTTTGCGCGCTTTCGCTGCCGCGCTGGTGCGTTTGATAATGGGCTTAGTCTGTTCTGCGCCCTCTTTGCCTTCCTCTTGTGGGATTTCCGCAGGTTTTTCGGCTGGTTTTGGTTCTCTTTTCACGGGTTTGATCTCCGGTTTTTCGGTTGTTTCATCGTCTTTGTATCGCTCTGCCAGTCGTTTGAACGACGGCTGCATGATTTTAAGCGCTGCCAACGCATACGATCGGCAGTCTAGTGCCTCATTTCGCGCGCGATCTGGCTTGTGCCACTCGCGGATCGGCTGCCCTTTTATGTAACGGGTCATCAGCTTTTCAGCGGTCAGCTGTTTGAAATATTCCTGATCGCGGTCGTTCGGGAAATGGCAGTAACCTGGGCCGATCGCCTGGTTGGCCAGCCTGCGCATGACGATCAGCTTTGCTTCGTCGGTCCCGACCAAAAACAGATCTACTTTGCGCGCGTTTTTCCCGCTTTGCTTGCGCTGCGGCTTCTCAACAATAGGACGGCCCCAGCCGCCAACGCCTTTGATCAGGAACAGCCGCCGGCCGGTTTTCCCTTTGCCGTATTCATACGCGGCCTGGGTGTAACCGTCAGTTCCGCCGGTGTCCAAACATGCCGCGCTGATCGGCATAATCGCGCCGCTTTCGTGCTGGTATGTTCCAGCCAGCAGGTCGTCTAAGTCGTTCCAGACGTCGCCCTGCAGCGGGTCGCCCCATAAAACATAGTAACCGATCGACCAGCTTTGTTCGTGCAATCCCCAGGCGACCACCTCGCATTCTAGGCGATCCATCTGCATATCTATGCCGGCCGTCAGGTACAAGCCACCGGCTGGCACTTCGGCGCGGTACGGTTCCGAATTCTTGGCGCGTGCAAATAGGCTGTCTGCGTCGATCTTTTCGCCTTCTTCTTCCCACGTCTGCGACAAACTGACGTTGTAAAACGTCTGCAGATCGTCGGTTTTCAGCTTATCCACATAGTCGCGAACGATCGCTGGTATGGTCCGAAACGTCGAATAAAGCTCACTTAAGTGATAACTAGCGTGACCGTCGAACGGCTTCGACGCTTTCCAGCCGTGGCCCTTGCTTTCAGCTTCCCGAATCGCGCGGATCCGTTCGCCGTCGTTCCAGGCTGCGCCGCAGTGCGGACAGTGATATGCGGCCGACGCAGGCAGGTGGCTGTCGATCGCCGCTTTGTTTTCGTCGTCAGTATCGCAGCGGCCGGTCCAGAATACGTTTTGCCACTGCAGCCGATCGGCGACCTGGCAGTGCGGACACTCAACAAAAAAATAACGCTCGTCGCCCATCTGGAACGCTTTTTCAATATAACTTTCATCCTTGATCGTGGGCGTGCTGATTTCCAGCAGGAAACGCTGATCGCCGAACGTGGCAGAACGCTGCCACAACAGGCCGACTGGGTGCCCTTCGCTGGTGCGTTCGTAGCCGTCCACCTCGTCACAGACGATCAGCGGCGCAGAACGGCCGCGCATGGTCTTAGGCGAACCAGACCAGGCGAACATCATAAACCCGCCAGGGTATGACTTCATTTTCTGGTTGTTCACGCCGTCGCGGCCGCGCGCCTTGGCCACGCATTTGGCGACAGCCGGCGTTTCCTCAACCAGTGGATTGAATTTAGTTTCTAGCCAGGTGCGCAAGTCGTCCTGGCTTGGCTGCATCATCATTTGGCT